CTCAAATTCCAAAATCTTTTTCAAATAAATCTGATTGTATGAAACATTTAAAATCCCCAATAGAACAAGAAGCTAAAAGATTAGGAATTTCACTCAAAGATGATTGTGGAAAAAATAAAACAAAACAAAAGCTTTGTGATGAAATAAATGAAAAGTATTCTCCGGAAAGAATTTCATCAAGAAAATGTTCTCCTGTAAGAATTTCATCAAGAAAATGTTCTCCTGTAAGAATTTCATCAAGAAAATGTTCTCCTGTAAGAATTTCATCAAGAAAATGTTCTCCTGTAAGAATTTCATCTCCTCAAATTCCAAAATCTTTTTCAAATAAATCTGATTGTATGAAACATTTAAAACCCCCAATAGAACAAGAAGCTAAAAGATTAGGAATTTCACTCAAAGATGATTATGGAAAAAATAAAACAAAACAACAGCTTTGTGATGAAATAAAAAAGAATTACAAAATATTTAAAAAAAAAGATATTTCTGCAAAAGAAATATCTAAAAATCGAAACAATATTGAAAAAAAATCTTCAAAATATTACGACATGGAAAATGACAAATATAAAACAGAAAAAAATTTTATAAATTGTGAAAAATGTATTACATGTCAATATGCTGCATTTTATGGACATCTCGAGTGTCTTAAATATTTACATCAAAATAATTATCCATGGGATGAATGGACATTTGGATCAGCTGCTGCAAATGGTCATCTCGATTGTCTTAAATATTTACATGAAAATAATTGTCCTTGGAATGAATATTTATGTTCTTATGCTGCATTTAATGGACATTTGGACTGTCTTAAATATTTACATAAAAATAAATATTTTTGGAATGAATATACATGTCAAAAAGCAGCTATGAATGGGCATATAGATTGTCTTGAATATGCTCGTAAAAATGGATGTCCATGGAATAAATTAACTTTTGAAGGAGCTGCTTCAAATGGTCAATTAGAATGTCTTGAATATTTATATAAAAATAATTGTCCTTGGGATGAATGGACATGTATATCAGCTGTTGAAAATGGTCATCTAAAATGTCTAAGATATCTTCATGAAAATAATTGTCCGTGGACAGAATTAGCATGTCAATATGCTGCTAAAAATGGACACCTGAAGTGTCTCAAATATCTTCATGAAAATGGATGTCTATGGAATGCCAATACTTGTTTAGAAGCTGCAAAAAATGGACATCTTGAGTGTCTTAAATATGCTGTTGAAAAGGGATGTCCTTGGGATAAAAATGATTGTAAAAAAAATACTTCATATGATTTAATATTGAAATTTATTGAAAATTTTCAATAAATTTAATTTTTTTAAACATTTAAATTATTTAAGTTTCATAGTATAACATTTAAAAAAAATTGATTCTAATATTCCTGGGAAAAAAAATATATCTAAAAAATAATAAGTAGTAGGAGTAATTAAAAATAACTTCCATTTTTCGGATTGAAAGTCTTTAACTCCAGATTGATTTGGAGTTTCCGAAATTGAAATCAAATTAGTTTTTACACTAATAGTTTTTTGTATTATAGTTAAAGGAATTAAACTTGAATATGTTATTAATCCAGTTCCTGATATTTCTATATCAACTTTAGGTTCAATAGTTAGTCGGTATGTACCAGCAGGACTAGACATTATTTGATAATCAATAGTAAATTCATTATTAATATCAATAGTTGAAAAACCATGAATAATTTGATTATTATAAAGTGGCCAAGTAGTATTTTTAAATACAGATACTGTTCTAAAATTATCTAAAGGTGAACTACGTGGTTGAGATGCGATATTTAAAATTGGAACATTAGCATCTCCTGCTAATGATCCAGCAAGCTTTACAATTCCTTTAGTACCTGAAGTTGCATCAGGTGCCGTAGGACCTGTTGCTCCTGTTGGACCAAAACCAGAAGCTCCTGTTGCTCCTGTTGGACCAAAACCAGTTGCTCCTGTAGCTCCTGTAGCTCCTGAAGCTCCTGTTGCTCCTGTTGGACCAAAACCAGTTGCTCCTGTAGCTCCTGTAACTCCTGAAGCTCCTGTTGCTCCTGAAGCTCCTGTTGCTCCTGTTGGACCAAAACCAGTTGCTCCTGTAGCTCCTGTAACTCCTGAAGCTCCTGTTGCTCCTGAACCAGTCGGGCCAGTTTGTCCAGTTGCACCTGTATTTGATGCGCTTCCTGGAGATCCTGTAGAACCTGTAGAACCTATTGGACCAGAAGGTCCTGTTGGACCAGAAGGACCAGTTATCGATCCACCTGTTGCTTGTTCAAAAATCCATTGATTTTTTGAAGAATCATAAACTAAAGAATTATTATCTTTTGGAATTCCAGATTGAATTGGTATTTCATTAATTAAATAAGAATTTCTTATATATTTTTGATTTGACATTTTTAAATCAAAAATATATTTTGTTTTAAATTTTAAAACAAAATAATTAAATTAAGATTTGATTATTTTGTGTACAAAAATATCTCAAGAGACAAAAATGGACAACAAAACTTCTGAAAATAAACAATTGAAAGAAATTGCCGATTATATTGATTTAGAAAATTGGAAAGAATTAAAATCAGTAACTATTCCAAATTTTTTTAAAAAATATCATTCTAATTTGAACGAAGAAGAAATAAATATTGTTTTGAAAAAAATTTCAAAAGATTATAATTTAAAATTTTCTGATTTGCAAAAAATAAATTTATTAAATTTTATTAAAAATAATTCTCCTGATGATTTTTCAGTTTTAAAAAATCCAGAAATTTTAATGAAAAACGAACCTTGTAAATCTCCGCAAATAAATAAACAAAATTTTTTTTCTGCGTCAAAAAAATGTTCTCCTCAAATTACAAAATCTTTTTCAAATAAATCTGATTGTATGAAACATTTAAAACCCCCAATAGAACAAGAAGCTAAAAGATTAGGAATTTCACTCAAAGATGATTGTGGAAAAATAAAAACAAAACAAAAGCTTTGTGATGAAATAAATGAAAAGTATTCTCCGGAAAGAATTTCATCAAGAAACTGTTCTCCTGTAAGAATTTCATCTCCTCAAATTACAAAATCTTTTTCAAATAAACCTTATTGTATGAGTAAATTGAAACCCTTGATAGAAGAAGAAGCTAAAAGATTAGGAATTTCACTCAAAGATGATTGTGGAAAAATAAAAACAAAACAAAAGCTTTGTGATGAAATAAAAGAAAAGTATTCTCAGGAAAGAATTTCATCAAGAAAATGTTCTCCGGAAAGAATTTCGTCAAGAAAATGTTCTGTAAGAATTTCATCTCCTCAAATTACAAAATCTTTTTCAAATAAATCTGATTGTATGAAACATTTAAAACCCCCAATAGAACAAGAAGCTAAAAGATTAGGAATTTCACTCAAAGATGATTGTGGAAAAATAAAAACAAAACAAAAGCTTTGTGATGAAATAAATGAAAAGTATTCTCCGGAAAGAATTTCATCAAGAAAATGTTCTCCTGTAAAAATTTCATCTCCTCAAATTACAAAATCACTCAAAGATGATTGTGGAAAAATAAAAACAAAACAACAGCTTTTTGATGAAATAAATAAAATAAACGATGAAGATGAATCATCTTCATCTTCATCTTCATCTTCATCTTCATCTTCGTATTCGTCTTCGTCTTCATCTTCATATTCGTCTTCATCTTCATCTTCATCTTCATCTTCATCTTCATCTTCATCTTCGGCTTTGGCTTCGGCTTTGGCTTTGAATCCGGCTTCATCTTCATCTTCATCTTCATCTTCATCTTCGGATTTGTCTTCATCTTCGGATTTGTCTTCTGCTTCGGCTTCGGCTTCAAAGCCGAAGCCGGATTCATCTTCATCTTCATCTTCATCTTCGGATTTGTCTTCATCTTCGGATTTGTCTTCTGCTTCGGCTTCGGCTTTGTCTTCATCTGATGATGAAGATGAAGAAGATGATATGGTTTCTTCAGATATTGTTTTTTCACTTTTGAATTCAAGTCGAAAAATGCAGAAAAAAGAATTACTTGATAAAGTTACAAGAAATGGATTAATCAGATATGCAGAAGAATTAGAAATAAAAGGAACAGGATTTTCAAAACCTTTTCTTTTAGAAAAAATTATTGAAAAGAATAAATTAAATAATATAACAGAGAATAAAAAAATAAATAAAGCTTCAACTAAAATTACTAAAAAAATATTCGAAGATGTTATTGAACAAGTTGTTTCTTCTGGAAACAAAGAACCTTCTGAGAAAAAAGTTTTAGAAATTGTCGAAGAAAGAATATCTGCAAATTTACCAGTTCAACCAAAATTTGTAGCAAATGAAATTATTAAACAAGAAACTGCAAATACAATTACTGAAAAAATATATAATGATGTTGTTGATTATCTTGTTTTTTACAATGCAAAAGAACCTTCAAAAGAACTTGTTCTAAGAATTGTAGAAGAAATTATTTCTTCAAATCAACTAGTAAAAACTGATCTTGTAGCAAAAAAAATTATTGAACAACAAGAATATGCTCAAAAATATGGAGTAATTCAAAAAAAAAAAACATCTAGTCCAAAAACAAGTGACAAAAAAAATGAACAAGATAAATTTTTAGAAGAAGAAGAAAGAAAAAAAAGAAAAGAAAGAGAAGAAAAAATTAAATTAGAAGAAGAAAGAAAAAAAAGAAAAGAAAGAGAAGAAAAAATTAAATTAGAAGAAGAAAGAAAAAGAAAAGAAAGAGAAGAAAAAATAAAAACAGATGAAAATCTTCAAATAAATCAAAATTTTTTAAGAACTGTTGATTTTAAAGATATTGAAGATTCAATTCGTGAAATTGAAAAACCTGATGCACATATTTATAATATTACAAAAGTAAAAAAAAGTGTTTATCAAAGTCTTGGATTAATTAATTAAAAAATTTTTTTCAAAACAAAATTGTTTTGAAAAAATTGACAAAATAATTCAATTGAAAAGAGAAAAAATAAAACATGGGAATTAAACACTTTTTTAGTTGGTATAGAAATCATCAAGAATTTAAAAATACAATTTCAAAAATAAAACCAGAAAAAATTGATCATGTATTGATTGATATGAATGGTTTAATTCATGAAGTGGCACAGCAAGTTTACAATTATGGAAAATATTCTTGTAAAAGCGAAATTATTTTACCATCAAGAATAAAAAATAAAATTGAAGAAAAAAAATCAATAAAAGAAGATACAATTTTTATTTTGTTAAAAAATGAAGTTAATAAAATAATAATTAATTGTTCTCCTAAAAAAACAGTTTTTTTAGGAATTGATGGTGTTGCACCAAAAGGAAAACAAAATCAACAAAGACAAAGAAGATTTAGAGCAGTAAAAGAATCTAACAGTAATTCATGTTTTGATTCAACTTGTATTACGGCAGGAACAGATTTTATGAATCGTTTATCAAATAGTTTATTGCCTTTGAATTGGTTAAAAATTAACCCTGATGTAAATGTAATTTTATCTTCAGATAGTATTCCAGGAGAAGGAGAACATAAATTAATTGAATGGATTAGAAAATATCAAAATTTAAATGAAATAAATGAAATATTTTGTGTTGTTGGAATGGATGCAGATTTAATTCTTTTATGTTTATGTCTAAAAAAACAAAATGTTTTCATAATGAGAGAAAATGAAAAAAGAATTTTTGACTGGATTGATATTAATTTTGCTAGAAATATATTAAAAAAATTAAAAACAACTCCTGAAGATTTAGTTATTTGGTCTTGTTTTATCGGGAATGATTTTTTACCAGCTATTCCAAGTTTAGAAATTAAAGAAAGTTATCCAGAACAAGGAGCTTTAGATTTCTTTTTTGATTTTAAAAAATCACATCTTGTAAATGTTAAAACAAAATGTTTAAATATTTCAGAAATTAATAGACTTTTATCTTTAATTGCAAAAAGAGAATTTGCAATTATGAATGCAAGATTAAATGATGAAGACGTTCATAAACAATTTTCAAGATTTCCTAATAAAACATGGAAAGGAGATATTGATGAATATAGAAAAGAATATTTTGAAAAAAAACTTATTGCTAATTCATTTAAAAAAAATATTACAAAATCTGATGTTGTTTTTTCTTTTATGAAAACAGTTTATTGGGTATATATTTACTATACAGAAGGAATATCTGATTGGGATTGGTTTTATCCATTTAATTATTCTTTACATGCTTCTGAAATGGTTGAAAATATGACAGATATCATAATATTTGGATTAAATAAATCTAATCCAAGTCATCCACACGAACAATTACTAAGAGTAATTCCAGTTGAATCAAAATCTTTTATTCCTGAATATTTATGGGAAGAACTTGAAAGAATTAACAAAGATTCTTTTTTTAAAATTGATAAAGAAGGAAAAAGACAATTATGGGAAGCTATTACAATTGTTAATTTTGTTTTTCCTCAAATTTCTTTTCAAGATTGATTTGAAAAAAAATTGATTTTCATAATCATTCTCAAAGTTAAAATCTTAAAAAATGGGAATGGATTGTGAATTGACAATGAATAATGTAAGTTACAATTTCTATAAATGTAAAAATTTTATTAAAATAAAACCAGAAAAAAAAATAACAGATGGAATAGAAAGTTATTCCATGAATTTAAATTATAAATTCTTTTTTTCTGCAGAGGGAGGATATGGAAATATTATTGCTAATATTTCCATGTTAAAAAAAAATAATACTGAAAAAAAAAAAAAATTTCTCGTAGAAGAGGATTCAGAAAATGATGAGGAAGTTGTAGAAGATTGTATTGATTTTTCAATTGAAAAAGATGTAATTTTTATATACATCATTCTTGAAAATGATTATTATAATCACTACAATCCTTATTTTAATTATTTTAATGAAAATAAAAAAAAAATGTTTGAAAAATATAAAGATAAAGTAATAAATTACGTAGATAACAAAATCTAAAAAATCTTATAGATCAAAATTTTCCAAAAAGAAATCTTTGGAAAAATTCTTTAATTTAAAAGTAAAAAAATTTTTAAACTAAACAACCATATATTAAATATATTGAATTTTAAATATTAAAAACAATAAATTTAAATAAATGTCAAAAAAACAAGTTATATATATTGCTACTTCTAAAACTTTTGCGCAACAAAATAAATTTAAAGTTGGAGGAGTAACAAGTTTAAATAAATTAGAAAAAAAACTTTCTTCTTATAATGAAAAAATTTTTAAAAATAATGACATTTTTTATTTTGCAGAATGGTTTTTGGTTAATAATTTTAAAAAAATAAAAAATAAATTAAAAAATTTAATTGGAAATTTAAAACAAAAAAAAAATTACATTATACATTACAAAAAACTTCAATTTATTTTAAAATCTTTGACATTAAATTTAAATTATGATCAAATTGAATTTATTTGTAATTTAAATTTTCAAAATTTAATACCTTTAATTCCTGAAATAAAATATTTAAAAAAATTAGAATATTTTAATGTAGGTTATAATAATATAATAATATACGGAAATACAAATGATGAAATTTTAAAAAAATTAGAAAAATATATCTCATTAAACAAAGAAATAATTTTTAAATTTAAAAATTTATCTGACAATAATAATGTTGATTTGGATATTTTAATTTCTAATTTTGAAAGAAATTTATTCATAGATTTATAAGTTTAGTTTAATTATTTTTCAAAACTAACAAGTTTTGAAAATAAAATTATTTAAAATTAACATGAAAAAAACAAAACAATGTCTTTAACTCTAAGCAAAGAGCAGATTGAAAAATTAAGAAAATTAGACATAGAAATGAAAGAACGTTTAGAAAAAGAAAAAGAAAATAAAACAAAAAGAGAAGTTACATCTTCTTCCACTGGTATTCCTTTAGACATTGCAGGTTTAGATGTCATAAAAATTGGAACACTATTTGGTTTGATAAAAAAAAAAGATGTTTTTGAAAGCAATACTCGTGGAAATAAATCTCTTTTAAATATTCTTCTCGGAGAAGATGAAGAAAAATCTCCTACATGTCCATTTGGATATTATAAAGCTTCATCAATGATTAAAGAAAGTGAAAAAATAAAATTTCATCAAAATATTGTAAAAAAAGAATGTGATTTTTTTATTGATATGAGTGAATCTTTTATTAAAAAAGAAATTTCTGAAATTAATAAATTAATTTCAATTAATTTAACAAATAATACTGTAGAATGTTTTAAAACAACATGTTTAGAAACTTTAGATGTTTTAATAAAAGATCTTGTAGAAAATTATGAAGATGAAGAACTTTGGTTAACAATTTCTTTAATTAGAAACTCTCTTTTAGGACCTTTAAATGTTTGTGAATATAAAAAATTAATTTCAGACAATATCATTGAAATGATAAAAATAATTCCAAAAAATAATTATTCAAAAATAATGAAACATTTAACAACAATTGATAAAAGATTATCACTTTTTAATAAAGCTCTTTTGTTTCAAGAACATTTTCTTGAACAATCAGAAGAAGAAGAAAAAAATCGTTTAATCAGAGAATTAGATGTTCGTTGTTTTACAAAACCTCCAGAATTAACACCTTTTATTTTTAAAGATGTTACAAAACATATTTGTATTCCTTCACTTATGTATTTACCAATTGAATTAATCATTGAAAAATGTCTTGTTGGACCATTTAGAAATAATTCTATTGGATTTCTTTATGATATTTCTGAAAATAAAGTTTCTTCAAATTCCGGTGATTTTTATATTTTAAAACATATTAATTCTGATGGTGGAAGATTTTGGAGTATTGATCAATCATTAGAAAGATTTACAAATGAAATAATTATTATTATGACAGCATATATTGTGAATATTTTCAAAACATTCTTTAAAGAATGTTTTGGAAACAATAATTTTTTTAAAACAAAAACAGATTTTAATTTAACAATTGGATGTCAGCATCAATCAATTTTTCAAATGTTATTAAGAAATTTAATTTCAATATCAAATGGCAATTGGTTTCATAATATTTTAACTTTAGTTTTGAAAAGTAAATCTCCTTTATTTCCTACTGAATATGATTTTTTTAATTTTATTAAATCAATTTATGACAAACGCCAACCATTTATTCCAATATATAAACCTGCTAATATTGTTTTTCAAACAAATTTAAAATTGTTATTTGATGATTTTGAAATGAAAGATATTGAAAATCCTCTTTTTGAATTTATTAAATTATAATTTTTTTATTCTTTTTTTTTTGAATAATGATAAATTAACCATATAATTAGCAAAATAACAAGAATTATACTTACAATTACCCAAGGATTTTTCAAATAATCAGGAGAAAATGAAAAAGAATAATTTGGAGGAGGAGTATACGTTTCTGTTAAAGGAGTTGAATTTATTGGAGCGGCGGGATATGTCGGTTGCCCGTATGGAGAATCTTTGTAATACATGTTTTTGTGATATTAGGAAAAAAGTTTTCAGTTCTTTTTTATCCATATTGAAACATGACTTGTTTCAATCTAAAGAACAATTATAAAATTTAAAAATGAAAGTTTTAGAAAATGAACAAAATTCTGATAATGTAATTGATGAAAATGTAATTAATGAAAAATTAAATACAAAGACTGATGAACAGTCTTCATATCCTGATTTAATTGTTAAAATGTTAAATTTATCTGTAAAAGAAACTGATGAAATTAAAGGTGAGTTAGCAGGAAGAATTAGAGCTTTTTATAAAAAAGTTTTTTCAAATTACAAAGATAAAATGAATCCAAGAGATCGTTCAATTATTAATTCAGGTTTGAATTATATTTATGATTTTAGTAGAATTCATTCAATTTCTGAAGATGAAGCAGAATGGTTAATAGGAATTCATGATATTCCAGTTAGTCATATTATTTCTTATACAAATAAAAAAATTTTAAAACAAATTGCCAAAAAATATAATATTCCATGTTCAAATAAAAAATCAGAAGAAATTGTAAATGTTTTGAGAGAAGTGATGGAAAAAAATTAAAAAATTTAATTTGAAATTTTATTTTAAAAAAAATAAAATTATGAAGGTAATGTTTCAAAAAAAAGAATTGAAAAAATTAAATGAATGTTGTTATAATTTAAATTGTAACACGACAAAAATTGCAGCAGAAAATGGGCATCTAGAATGTTTGAAATTTGCTTTCAAACATGGATGTCCTTGGGATTCATTTACATGTGCATATGCAGCAGAAAATGGGCATCTAGAATGTTTGAAATTTGCTTTCAAACATGGATGTCCTTGGAATATTTTAACATCAAATTTTGCTGCAAATAATGGATACATAGATTGTTTAAAATGGGCCATTAAAAACGGATGTAATTTCAATGAAATGACATGTGCATATGCTGCTGAAAACGGAAATTTGGATTGTTTACAAGTCCTTTATGAAAATAAATGTCCTTGGGATTCCAGAACATGTTTAAAAGCTGTAAAAAATGGTCATTTCGAATGTCTTAAGTTTGCTCATGAAAATGGATGTCCAGGTGATTCAAGAATTTGTTATTTAGCTGCAAGAAATGGACATCTTGAGTGCCTTATTTTTGCTCATGAAAATGGATATCCTTGGAATAAATGGACATGTACTGGAGCCGCTGAAAATGGACATCTTGAATGTCTTAAATATGCTCATGAAAATAATTGTCCTTGGGATGAATTAACATGTTCTGGAGCTGCTGAAAATGGACACCTTGAATGTCTTAAATATGCTCATGAAAATAGTTGTCCTTGGAATTTTTTAACTTGTTTTTTTGCTTTTAAAAATAAAAAAAATAATTGTTTAAATTTTGCATTTGAAAAAAAATGTCCCGTAACATAATTTTAAAGAATTAATTCTTAAAAAAATTTTAAATTTTGTAAAAAAATTTAAAATTAAAAATGAGATGTTTTTAAAAAATTTGAATTGGTTTATAATTCAACAAATCTAATATTTAAATTCAAGCATGAAAGGTGAAAAGAATGATATTTTAAATGATGTAAAAAAATTTAATGAGCTTTTAAAAACTTTTCGTTCAACTAACGACTCGTTTCATTCACATGTGTCAATGGGAGTTCCAAGAGGAGTATTTTCGTTTGGAAAGCATATGCCAGAATTTTGGAATTTATATCAATCAGTTTATGAAACTGAAAAACAATATCTTGCAGAAAATCCAGGAGAAGATACTCCAATATTAGTTGATGTAGATTTAAAAATTTTATATGAAGAAAATAATAATGTTGTTTCTCTTTATTCAAATGATCAAATTGAAACAATTATTAAAGCTTATCAATCAACAATTATAGAATTTATTAGTTTTTTTGGATCAGATCAAAAAAAACAAGATAGTGCTTTAACATGTGTGTTATTAGAAAAAGAATCATATGTTGCTGAAATTGGAGGAACAAGATTTATAAAAAATGGTTTCCATCTTCATTTTCCAAAAATTTTTTTAAATAGAAAAGTTCATGAATCATATATAATTCCAAAAGTAAAAATATTAACAAAAGGATTATTTAGTAATATTGGAATTGAAGATTTTATAGATTCAAATTCATTAAATGTTCATTGGTTACTTTATGGTTCTTCCAAATACGGAAACAAACCTTATAAAGCAACTAAATGTTATTTGAAAAATTGTGTAGAAACAACTTTTGAAGATGGTCTAGGAGATTATATTGTTTCCTGTCATAAAGGAGAAAATAAAGATGATCTTTTGTGTCAAAATCGTGTGATGAAAATGTTACCTCGTATTCTTTCAATATTTTTATATGATAGAGTTGATGAATATTTTTATGATCTTTCTGTTAGTGCATGTTCTCCATTGATAAATGATATCAAACGTTTTAAAAAAATTAATAAATTTGAAGAGATATCAGTAAAGAAAACTTTAGAAGAAGCTGAAATTTTACTCGGAATGATTAATTCTTCAAGATCCGATGATCGAAATACTTGGTTAAATATTGGATTTTGCCTTTGGAATTTATGTCAAGGATGTTATGAAGGATTTATTTTATGGTGTGAATTTGCTGAAAAAAGTTGTAAATTTAATGAATGTGAATCGATCACATATTGGAAAAAAATGAGAGAAAATCAATTTACTTTGGGTACTTTGATTTATTATGCAAAAATAGACAGTCCAGAAAAATACGCAGATTTCATTAAAGAAAGAACCAAAAAATTATTTTGTTCTGCAATTAGTGGAGGTCACAATGATTTAGCTCATATTTTATTCAATGAATTTCAAAATGAATTTGTCTGTACTTCTATAAAAACAAAAGATTGGTTTCAATTCAAAAATCACATCTGGACATTAACAGAATCAGGAACATCATTACGTGAACGAATTTCAAATAATAATTCTGCTATTATTTCTTTTCTTCGTTCAAATAATGAAGATGAAGATGACGAAACTGATGAAGAAATTAGAAAAAAAAATAAAGAGAAAAAAAATAAACTTATTAATAAACTTATTAATAGTTGTAAATCTGCTCCGTTTAAAAACAATGTTATGACCGAAGCACAAGAACTTTTTTATAATGAAAAATTTCTTCGCCTTTTGAATAAAAATCCAAATTTGATAGCTTTCAAAAACGGAGTTTATGATTTTGAAAATGATTTATTTCGTGATGGAGTTCCTGAAGATTTTATTAGTTCTTCACTTCCTATTGAATATCACGATTATAAAAATCATCCTTTGATAGATGAAGTGGAAGATTTTTTTGAAAAAGTTTTTCCAGATAAAGATATTCGTGATTATTTTTTTGATCAAGTTAGTCAAGTTTTTGTTGGTGGAAACAGAGCAAAAGTAATATTATTTTGGACAGGAGAAGGAAATAATGGAAAAACAGTTACTCAAAATTTATTTGAAAAAATGCTTGGTTCAATGGCTATTAAATTTAGTACATCTTTAATAACAGGAAAGAAAAAAGATTTAGGCTCTGCTGCTCCAGAACTTGCTCGTGCAGGAGATGGAGTAAGATGGGCTGTTATGGATGAACCAAATGCTGATGAAATGATTAGTTCTGGAACTTTAAAATCTTTAACTGGAAATGATTCGTTTTTTGCAAGAGATTTGTTTCAAAAAGGAAAAGAAACTTTTGAAATCACACCAATGTTTAAACTTCATATGATCTGTAATAAACTTCCAATTATAAAAGATGCAGATAATGCAACTTGGAATCGTGTTCGTGTAATTCCTTTTGAAGCTACTTTTTTACCAGCTGAAGAATGTCCAAAAGATATTACAGAACAATTTGCTCAAAAAAAGTTTCCAGTTGATAAACATTTTTCTGTAAATAAAATTCCTAAATTAAGCGAACCTCTTGCATGGTATCTTATTCAAAGATGGAGACTCTCAAGAAATACCGAATGTGTTGAACCTGATAAAGTAAAAGTAGCTACTAGTCTTTATCGACAAGAAAATGATATATATAAACATTTTGAACAACAATGCATAATTGATAAACCAGGAACGAAAATAACAATTGCAGTTTTATATTCATACTTTAAAGATTGGTTCAAAGAAGAATATCCTCAATTCCAAATTCCACCAAGAACAACTTTTAGAACACATTTTGTAGGAATGTGGGGAAATCTTATCAAAAACAGATTTTGGCTTAATAAAACAATTGGAACGGGAGAAGGAGAGATAGATGAAGACGATGATATAGTTCCTGTAGTTCCTTCAGTTTCAGTTCCTTCAGTTTCAGTTCCTTCAGTTTCAGTTCCTTCAGTTTCAGTTCCTTCAGTTTCAGTTCCTTCAGTTTCAGTTCTTGGTGAAAAAAATTTAATCAAAAAAAAAGTTTTATGTAATAAAAAAATAAATGATTTAAATGACATTCATTTAACAAATACTCTAGATCCCGATCTAATAATCAATCATCCTGAAGAACGAAGAGAAGCAATGTCAACAATTCTTCTGAGAAAAGAATTACAAAAAGAAATTAAAAAAGAAACACAAAAAGAAATTAAAAAAGAAACACAAAAAGAAATTAAAAAAGAAAAGTTTAACTATGTTTTTTATTCATCATCTGATGAAAGTTCCGACGAAGAATAATTTTCAAACAAATTATTATTTACAAATTCTTTTTCAAATTGAAAAAGAATTTTTTAAAAATATCAAATGCTCTATAGAAAAAAAATAAATTTTAAAAATGGAACAAACACTTCAAATTCGTGAATTAAATCTTGATACAATCAGACCAAATGAAGCTTCGATGAAAACAAATTTAGGAGGATCTAAAATAGTTATTTTAGGAAAACCTGGATCTGGAAAATCTGTTTTAATTAAACATTTACTTTTTGCAAAAAAACATTTAATTCCTGTTGGATTTGTAATATCAGGTTCTGAAGAAACAAATAGTTTTTATTCTTCAATTTTTCCAGATATATTTATTTATCATTCATATGATAAAAAAATTATTGAGAAATTAAAATCTCGTCAAAAAGCAGCAAAAACATATTTACAAAATGGATGGAATGTTTTAGTTCTTGATGATTGTATGGATGATCCAAGAGCTTTTTCGGAACCAATTATAAAAGGATTATTTAAAAATGGACGTCATTGGGATATTTTAGCAATTTTTGCTAATCAATATGTTTTTGATTTTAAACCAGAATTAAGAGCAAGTGTTGATGGTGTTTTTATTTTCAGAGAAGCCACAAATACTAACAGAGAAAAAATTTTTAAAAATTTTGCATCAATTATTCCTTCATACGAGATTTTTTGTAAATTAATGGATGAACTAACTCAAGACTATACATGTTTGTATATTGATAATCAAGCTCAATCAAACAATTGGGTTGATTGTGTTTTTTATTTTAAAGCAGATCCAAATATTCCAAATTTTACATTTGGAAGTATTGATTATCAACGCTTTGCAGCAACAAGAACAAATCAAAGAAATGATGATGAAGATGTAAATGAATTTATGAAAAAAAATTTCAAAATTTAAAATTTTTTGAAAATTTGAAATTTTTCATATAAAAAACATAAACAAAAATAAAAATAAAATGACTGAAAAAGTAAACATTATTTCTGCTGAATTAGATCCTCGTTTTTACCAACTTGATGTTGATAGAATTGTAGTTGAAATTCCAAAACAACAAATAATTACAACTACAAAAGGAACTTGGGTTTCTATAAAATACAGATTTGTTGATGGTCAACAACCTTTGAGTTTAAATATTCAAACAAGCGAACTATTTTCAAATGGACTTTATAAACATAATGAAGAAGAAAAATGCCCAATTAAATTTAGTCTTATAATGACAAATAGATCTTCAAAACAAGAAAGTTTTTCAAAGGAACAATCTGAAACTGAAAAAGAAAATTCAAAAGTTGAAGAAAAAACAATTCAGATTTTTGAAGAAATTACAGAAAAAATCAAAAAAGAAATGTTAAAATCTGAAATGGTTAATGCATTGCAAAAATCAAAAGATAAAACATGGAAAAATAAAGTTGAAACTATGGAAATTTTAAAAACTCAAGAAAAAGAAAATAATGAATATCAAACATTTTTTCTCAATGCAAAACTTTCAAATATTTCATGGTTTCAAACAAAATTTTTTAAATTAAATGAAAAAAATGAACTTACATATTTAAATTTTGAAGAAACAAAAAATAATTTTTTACAAAATAAAACAAAATGTCATGCCGTTGCTTTAGTGACTATAGATTCTATTTTTGTAGGAAAAGAACCTTATATTCAAACAAAACTAAAACAAGCAATTTTCACAAAAATGAAAAATTTTTCAAACAACGAACCTGAAGGAATAGTTCCTTCAAGAATTGCCAACAAAACAATTGTTGAATCGTCAGAATCTGATGATACTTCAGAAGATGAAACTTAATTTTTAATGTTTACATAAAATGTTTATTTAATTTTCCAAAGATTTTTCTTTGGAAAAATATGATTTTTAAATTAGAAAAACATTAAAAATAAATAAAATGTCAAAAACACCACATCCTTTTATTTTACCAGATTCAAGAAAACTATCAGAAAATTGGAAAAAATATTTTGATTCAACAAAATTAAAAGGAAGAAATTCAAATTTAAGTCGTGATATCTTGAAATCAGAATTTGAAAATTTAGTTTTAAATAGAGTAGAAATTATTCATTTTAAAAAAGATTATGATTGGATTTCAACTTTAAAACATCAAAATCTTGAACCGATTTTTAATCTTCAAAAAAATGAAGATTTCATTTTTTTCACAACTCCTTTGTTTGTTGACAAACTTGAAAATGTTTGGAAAGAAAAATCACAATTTTCAAAATATGATGTAAGCAAAATGTTTACTGATTTTTGGAATGCTCTTGATTTTTTAAAATCACAAAACATTTGTCATGGAACTATTCATGAAAATAATTTGGCTTTTGATGGAAAAAATTGGTACATAAGTGGATTGATGTCTACTAAAAAAACTGGAGAAAGTCAAAGTGGATGTTATGTAGAATCATCATTTAAATCAAGACGTTTTCTTTGTTCTCCTAATAGAAATGATATCAATTTTGTTTATTTTCCAAATGATTATCTAATTCCAAGTGACGATATGTGGCAATTGGTATTAATGTATGTTATTACTTTTTATGGATTTAATCCATTTTTAAATTCTTTCACTGATTTTATTCAACTTAATATCAGAAAAGGAAAATGTAAAGAAATATCAAATTCTAAAAATGCAAAATACTTGAAAGAAATTCTTACATCAAAAAACAAAATTAAAGATGAAGATTATAATTATATTTTAGAAATTTTTAAAAATAACAATGATGAAATAAAATTATTCAAAAATTAAATTACAAAAATAAAAGAAAATGAAAATTTATATTTTTTATCTGAAATTTATTTTCTAAAGAGAAATCTTTAGAAACAAGTTTTAAAAAATAATCAGCTACTTCTTGTGTCAAACACTTGTTTTGCTTTTATTATTTATCTAATTTTTCAACATATTCATCCCTCAAATTACTAGTAGCCACCATACATCAGGACTACATTATGTATTTCATTTTTGAAAATAAAAAATCAAAAAGTGTTTAAATTTCAAAACTGTTTAGTTTTGAAAAAAATATTTATTTTTAATTTAATTAAGATTTATTGAAGTTACAAGATTTAAAAGTTGATTCATATCAATTGGTTCATTTTTTTCAACAGAAGTCATTGCTGATCCAACAGTTTTCAAAGTTTCACGAGTTTTTTCATCAACATTATCTTTAACACTATCTATAACATCTGTAACAGTTTGTGTGATATCTTTTAAACTGTAATTTCCTTTTGATAAATTCGTTTTAACTTTTTCAACAATATCTTTGAATTCTTGACGACCAAGTAAATCATTAACATCTTGAATTCCATTCAAATCTAGAGAAGTTACAGCATGATTCAAAACATCACTCATCAAAGGATTATTTTTAAATTTTTCTAAAACTCCAGAAACACCAGTCAAATCTGTTTTTGAAATTTCCAAAGGTTTTCCATTTGGAAAAAGAATTTTTTCCAATTTTTGTAATTCATTCCAGAAAATATCTTCTTTGTCATTTACTAAAAAATTTTTCATCATTAAAATTATATCTGATTTACCTGTTTTAAATTCCAAAACATCAAGAATTTTTTCTGAAATTTTTTGATTTTGAATCAAAAAATTTTGAAATAGTTTTACTTCTTGTTCTTGTTGTTTTTCATCATTTATCAATGATGTTAAATATTTAGTTCTATAAGTTACAGATTGAGGATATTTTCTTTTCGCATATGAAAGAAATTCGAAAAAAGTACACAAAGCTTGAAATTCAGATAACATTTTATTTAAAATCATAATATTGTTAAATCGTTCATATAAAAATTTTTCAAAAGAAAATTATATGAAAGATCTTTCAATCTTTTTTGGAAAATTAGCCCATCTTAAAACTTGACTTCTTTGAGGTGTAAAAAGTTTCCCATCAAAAACTTGTCTTCTGCATAATAAACTTTGAACAAACATAAATTTAGTTACACCTGGTCCAAGATCAACAATTTCTGAAATTTTTTCTAAATTTTGCATTGCTATATTGTAATCTTTTTCAAAATTACTAGAATCGTAAATACCGTTTATTCTACTGTCTGGTGATTCTTCAAGATATTTTTCTGCTTGCATTTTTGAAAAATCACTTAATGGCATATTTTTTATTTTTTCAAATTCATACATTATCAAAGGAAAACAAGCACTTATTTGAACTTTAGTTAAACCTGCATTTTCAAAAATTTTCAATTCAGAACTTGTTGGTTGAACTTTTTGATATTTATCGTTATTCCAATTTTTTCCATAAATAATTTTTAATTCTTTTAAATTTGGTGTATCTAACAATAACATTGCATTTCTAAGTTCTAAAGCCCATGAAAAAAACCATGTTTTCAAAACAACATTAGTATCAACAGTAGTTTCTCTAATTTTATAATTTGGAATTTGTCCATAATCAACATTGTATCTTAAAAAAACTAAATATTTTCCAAGTATATTTTTTCCTTCTCCATTTGGTCCCAATCCTAAAATTGAATCAATAGAATTATATTCAATTTCAAGGTCATATGATGAAAAAAGAGTATGCATAACAGGAATATGAAATTGAAATTTCATACTTGTTCCATATTCGCAAAGTTTTTTCAAAGTAAATTCAATCCATTCATTTTTTAAAGTTTGATAAATTAAAACTAAATCTTGAATTTCAAAATCATTCACATTAAAATTTTCAAATTTATCAAATGAAGAAATTTCTCGAAGATTTTCAATTAATTTGAAATAAACATAATGAATAACTGAAACGAAATTTCTTCCATCAAGTGTAAAAGGAGATTTAAAATTTGGTAAAAAAGAAGAATTACTTTCAATTTTTATTTTTGAAAAACTTGAAAAAGAAGAATTAGAAACTGAAGCATATTTTAGAGAAAAATTTTTAGGAATTTTTTTAACTCTTGAAATGATATCTTGATGAAAATGAAGATCAGAACCTTTTAAAAATATTTCAAAAATTTGTTCTTTTATAAAACCGACCGTTTCACTTTTTTCTTTGTTAAATTGTTCTTTTTTTGCTTTTGAATAATTTTCTTTAGAAATATAAGGATAATTAGTTTCTAAAACATAATTTAAATATTCATCTAATAAATCATTTTTAAAATTATTTACAATTTCATTTGTTTTATCATTATGAAACCTAATTTTTGCTATTTTAACAAGTTGATTAACATCAACTTTATCAACATCAAACGAATCGGTTGTATCTTCACCATATTTTTTAACATCTTCAAAAGGTAAATTATCATTTAAATTATTAATTTCGTCAAAAGAATTTGAATTTTTTAATCTTTTCTCTAAACCATAAAGAACATTTCTAACTTTTGATTTTGGAATCATTTTTTTCGAAAGTCTATCGTATAAAAATGAAGGTGAAGCTTCATAACGAATTTCTTCAAAAAGTTGATTGATAATATCAGCATTTTCTATATTTATATCAAATTCAAATTCAAAACCTTTTGTTTTTTTAAGTTCTTGTGTTAAATTTTTATCATTTTCAAATCTTTTTCTCAAACCATAAATAAGTTCATGTTCATAAATTTCTAAATCTTGCATTGCATGAAGCTCAAGCATCTTTTCAAATGGATTAGGTAAAGATTCACTTATTTTTTTTCTATAAACTTCATTTTTAAACATATTCACATAAATAAATTGATTGAGAGTTTGCCATTTTCCATTTATTAATTTATTTTCTGTTTCTACAACAAATTCTGTAAAATGATTAGGATGTAAAACACCAAAAGGTTCAAATTGTGGATTTGATATTTCTATTTTTGGATAATAATTATTTTCTTCTATAATAACATCTGATGAATCATTTTTTTCTATAGTAACATCATCAAAATATTTTTGAAAATATTCATTTTCTATAGTATTAGAATTTTCTGTAGTATTAGAATTTTCTGTAGTATTAGAATTTTCTATAGTATTAGAATTTTCTGTTATAATAACATCATTTTCTGTAGTATTAGAATTTTCTATAGTAACGTCTGGGTTTGTAGAATTTTCTTCAGAATTATTAATATCAGAACTATTTTCAAAAAAATAGTTATAAAAATTATCTTCATCTGATGAAATTTCTGATTCAATATCAGATATATAATCTGATTCCAATACAATTTTTGTTTTTGATGGTCGAGGTATAGAATAATCTTCAAAATTTTTTGAAATTACACTTTCGCCAGAATCATCTGAAGAATAATCTTCATTTTTATTTTTTTTAAATTTAAAAGTTTCCATTTTTACATAAGAAAAAGAAATCAAAAATTTGAATTTTTAAAATTTATAAAATATTTTTAACAAACAATGAATTTCACAGAAATTTATATTAAAAAAAAAACAGATCAAATTTCATCTGAAAAAGTTTTAGCTTTGGTTTCTTCAGAATATTTTACATTAAATGATATTTTAGATGAAGGATTTTTAAAAACAACGACAGGTTCTTCTTTAACAATGACAGCTCCTTTTTGTATTTTATCTTTTATAGAATCTTTTTCAGAACCAAATTATTATCTTACTGAATTACAAAAATTTTATATAAAATTTATTCAAAATATAATAAAAAATGATTTAAATAATGAAGATGAAGATTGGAATGAAAATCAATTTTGGGAAAATGCAAGTGAAACTGCTAAATATTTTAATTTAAATCAACTTTTAGAATGGATAAAAGAAATTTATAACTGTTTAGATTTAAATTTAATTGATTTTTCTTCAGAAGAACAAATATTTTTATATTCACTTTGGTGTTTTTCTAAATTTGGAAACCATCCTTTTACAGCTATTGAAAAAGCCAAAACTTATGGTATTAATGTCAAAAAATTGACAATAGATATGTGTATGGCTTTTTACGGAATTTCTTGGATTTTACTTGAAGAAACTGAAGAATTTTTAAATAATCATAAACAAAATTTTTGCATTATTGTTGAATAAAATTTAATACATCTGATAATTAACTTCAAAACTAGACTGATTTCTTTTCCATAATTGTTTACTCAATAAATCTTCACGATGATATTGAGAATCTCTTAACCATGAAGGTAATTGTTCATTTTTATTTAAAATTATTTTAAAATGTGGTTTACAAATTCCCATTGGATCTTTATAATTTTCTTTTATTGTTCCGCAATAACTAGAAAATAATTCTGGAATAAAAGGAATTGCAAGTTGTTTATCAAAATAATAAGAAATATCTCCATCCTCAATTTTATAATAACTATCTTTTGGTCCTACTTTCCATTTTTCATCCGGAAAATTTCCACTATCTTGAGGAACTGAATCAAGTAAAAGTCTTTGCCCAGAATGAAGAGAACTTACAAGTCTTGGATCTTCACTAGTATAAACAAAACAAGGACATGCAGAATCTTTACATAAAAGTTTTACAAATTGACAATTTTCTTGAAAAATGTTATTTAAAAAAATTTTTTGATTTTTATAACAAAATTGCATTTTTAATAAAATTTTTTAGAAAATAATAAAAAATTTAATTTATATTTATTTAAATATAAATTAGCAATTTAATAATTATGCAATATAAATACTCACAAAATTGGTTTATTAATAGTGAAATAAAAAATATTTTAGAAAATTTTTTAGATAAATATAAAGAAAATAAAATTTTAGAAATTGGTTGTTTTGAAGGATTGTCTAGTGTTTTTTTTGCAGATTATTTTCTTGAAAATCCAAATTCAAATTTAACATGTGTAGATCCTTTTTTAACTATCAATAATAATGATCATAGTAAATTTTTACAAAATATGGAAGAAAAAAATTTTGATTTTAATATCTCGATTTGTAAAAATTTTAAAAAAATAACAATTTATAAAATTACATCAGATATATTTTTTAAAAATAATAAAAAAACATATAATTTTATATACATTGACGGATCTCATGAAGTAGATTTTATTGAAAGAGATATGGAAAATTCTTTTAAAGTTTTAGAAAAAAATGGAATAATGTGGATGGATGATTACAACGGAGGAGATGGTATTCAAATAAAAAATATTATGAATAAATTTTTAGAAAAATATAAAAATGAATATGAATTAATTCATCAAGGATATCAATTGGCAATAAAAAAACTTTAAAAAATTCCATAAAATAATCCAAGACGAGTTCCTTTTAATGTTTCAAATTTTCCAAATTGAATCATATTCATTCTTAATTTTGAAAGAAAATCTTTTGCAATCCAAGGTTTGTCTAAAATTTTATTCATAACAGGATCATAATCAATAATTTTTGCATCTACAAAATAAATTGGATAACAATTTCCTATATAACTTGAAATAAAAGGAGATCCTCCTATAGAAACAGGATCAAATTGTTCAGTTTTAAGTTCACAATTATTACCAAGCATTTTTACCAAATATTTTTTTTGTGCAGTATTTACAATTAAAATTTCTCCAGGATTTAAATACATTCCATGTGATTGACTTGAAATTTGAACTGCTACATCTTCATAATTTGATTGATTTGATACATATTCACATATATTATCCCAGTTTTGAGCACATCTAGATGCCATGTATATTTGGCAAGGAGAGCTATTTTGTCCAATCGATAACCAAGAAGCTGGATGATTGAATGCTTGTGATAGTGTTGTACCAACACAATATGTTAATGGATCATTATTGTAAATTGGAAGATTTGATGTAAAACCAAATTCGTGTGCTTTTGCATAACTCATTTTTATCTAGTAAGTAAGAATATTACTTTATTTTACATTCTTCACAATCTTTGAACCACCATAAAATAAAAACAATAGTTAAAACTATTGAAACAATGATTAAAATTATCATTGTTTTTCTTCTTTTTTCTTCTTCAAATTTATTAGCAGCAGTTCCTGCACCTACTCCTGCAACTGCAATTAAAGGTAAAAGACACACACCACAGAAATCTTCTTTTTCTTTTTCAAATAATTTTTCAAACATGTTTGAAGATAAAAAGATAAAAAGATTAATTTTTTCAAAGATCTATAAAATTTTCTAAATTTTTATTTTTTTTCTCATTTTCAATTATTCGTAAATGTAAACCTGGTTGAATTAAACGATCTGAAATAAATAAAACTCTTTCTCCATCATATTTAATATCATTATGATTTATTATTTTTAAAAATAATGCAAGAAGAATCATGCTCACAATATTTAATTTTTGTTTTAAAGAACAATTTAACGAAGCAATATATCTAAAAAGTAAATTTGTTTTATCTTTTTTTCTAATAGTTGACCATGAAAAGCGAGTATTTTGAATTTGAATAGCCATTTCTTCAAATTCAGATTGAGACCAAATTAATTTTTCAAGTTCTAATTGAGAATTTTTAGAATATTCATTGGGAATTATAAATTCCCCGTTAGAAAAAACAAGAATTTTTTTGTCTTTTCTAGTTATAATGTGTCCTCCTTTTCCAAAAGCAAGATTTTGAAAAAATTTTTGATTTTTTGGATCACAATGTTTACTGCATTCAAGAAAAAAAGGATAAATATCAATATTCATTATTTTATTTTGTTTATTTGAATTTAACTCGAGTTAAATTTGATTTTTTTTTGTACGAATAATGTTAAAATTAAAAGAAAATAAAATGTCGGTATTTATTCAATATGATCAAGTACCAAAAAATTTAAAACAAAAAATTCAATCCGAACTTGTTATTCAAATTGATCCATCTAAATTTGAAGAATTAGAATTGTTCGATATTGAATACGAAAGAACAGAAGGAGAAGGAAGTTTGATTCATCTTCCTTTTGCATGGGCTAGAAACAATTGTGAAATTGTCAAATCTGTGATACCTGCAACTGAAAATAAAAATTTTCAAGGAAAATTAAGAACTGATCAAATTTTTGTAAAAAATGAAACAATAAAATATCTCAAAGAAAGAGGTTCTGCAATTATTTCTGCAAAACCTGGTTTTGGAAAAACAATTACATCTATTGATATTTTATGTTTTTTAAATGTTCCTACAATGATTTTTGTGAAACAATCTATAGTAGCAGAACAATGGATTAAAAGTTTAAAATCATTTGCTCCTGAAAAAAAAATTTTAAAATTATCAAAAAATACTTTTGATGAAACTGCAGATGTTTATATTGTTAATCCAATATTATTTAAAAAAAATAACAACACAGTTTTTTTTAAAAGAAATCGTTTAGAAATGTTAAAAAGAGTAAAATTTGTAATTGTTGATGAACTTCATCAAATTATTTCAAAAGTATTACATAAAGCTCTTTTTAAAGTTTCTCCAGATTATTTATTAGGTCTTTCAGCAACTCCTTATAGACCTAAACAAGATCCGATGATGCCAGCAATTGATTTATTTTTTGGAGATAAAATTGTAAAAAATCCATTATTTAAAAAACATTTTGTGTTTGTTGTAAAGACATATTTTTCTCCAGAAATAAAAATAAACCAAATTACAAAAAAATTAGATTGGAATAATGTTTTAAATGATCAAGCAAAAAATGAAAAAAGAAATAATATAATTATTCAATGTATTCAAAAATTTCCAAATCAAACATGGCTTGTTCTCGTAAAAAGAGTTGAACATGCAAATATTTTAAGTGAAATGTTAAAAAAAATAAATTTGGAAAATTGTACATTGACAGGATCTACAAAAACTTTTGATAAAAGAACAAAAATTTTAATTGGAACTACTTGCAAATTAGGAACTGGATTTGATCATTCTCCTATTGATGGTTTAATTATTGCTTCAGATTGTGTAGAATATTTTGAACAATTTCTAGGAAGATGTATGAGAAGACTAGATGTAGAACCTATAATCTTTGATTTTGAAGATTCTTTCGGTCCATTAAAAAAACATCTTGCTATTCGTGTTGATAAATATAAATTACATGGAGGATGTGTAAGTTTTATCGAAAATACAAATTTTATTGAAAATAATTTTGAAAAAAATAAACAAGATGAAATTGTTTTATTAAAAAAATATGAAGTAGGTTAAAATAAAAACTAAAATTTTAAAACTTTTCAAAAATCATCGATTTTTGAAAAAAATTATATATTTAAAGATTTTCAAAAATCAAGTTTATTTTTTTAAATAAAAATGACTCGACAATTTTCAAATCTACTAGAAGAAGATTTATATTTATCTGATATCTCACTTTCTGAATCAGATGAACGTGAAGAATTTTTTAATAAAAATAAATATAATTTTGAAGATATATAGAAGATAACTTTTCCAAGAGTCTTGGAAAAGTTATTTCTTCATCAACTAAACCTAATGCATCTAATTTTTGTTTTTGAATCAATCAAACTTTTAATAAATTCTTGTTCTATTTTCATTTTTTAAAAATTTTGTTCTTTTCAAAAATGAAAATTACATTTTTCTTTCTGTGAACTGAAAAATAAAATCAAATTTTGGAATGCCCGCAATGACCACATTTAACTTCTTCATAACCACTTTCAGCTTCTTTTAAAATTACTTTTTCGGAAAACAATAACCTCATAGAGACCAATAATTTCTTTCTCCTCTGCGTTTGGATTATTTATTTTCATTTGTGTAAACAAATTTTCGTGTTTTCTTATATACTTTTTTAATAAACACACAAACGGAGTTCTTTCCTCAAGATAAATTTTTTCTTTTTCTAACATTTCTTTTAGTTTTAAAAAGTTTACGAAATACTCTGTACACTTATTAATCGAACCACACAAGGAAAAATTATAATTTTTCCACGAGTCTATATCGTTAGATTTTGGATTAACATCTGTTATACTGTATAGAGAGTTATGAGCTCTATGTTTCAAAACTCGATTTATTATGACGTTTTTCCTAGGAACTGTAATAATAAAGAATCCACCCGGTTTTAAATTTGTATTAATATTAAAAACAGATGTTTCTAAGGATGTTTCATCAAAAAAAGCATAATGAAAACTAAACTGGGATGTGATAACATCAAATTGATTTGGTGCACCAGAAAACAACAGTTTATCATTGTAAGCATCATTTACACAAAACTGTGCAACAAAAGATGGTTTAAGATATCTTACTCTACTTATTGCTTCTTGTATAGATTTCTCAGACACATCAACACCTACATATTTTTTTATTTTTAAACTTTTATATTTTCTCAAATCTCCTCCTTTGCCACAACCAAGATCTAAGACAACATTATTTTTATTGACATAATTCATCAAGATTCCAGCTTTGATAAAATTGTTAATACGGCGCAAATTTTTTGTCCTATCTTTTTCTACTGTATACAAATCTTGATTCAATACGATTTTATCGTAGTGATCAGCAATATGTTTTCGATTTATTTTTTTGAATACATCTTCATCTTTATCTATTTTATTTTCTATTTCATCACAAAGCTGATCTTTTGTTTTATTTTTTCCACAATCATCTTTGAGTGAAATTCCTAATCTTTTAGCTTCTTCTACTACCGGGGGTTTTAAATTTTTCAAACAATCAGGTTTATTTGAAAAAGATTTTAAAATTTGAGGAGAACATTTTCTTGATGAAATTCTTACAGGAGAATATTTTTCTTTTATTTCATCACAAAGCTTATCTTTTGTTTTATTTTTTCTACAATCATCTTTGAGCAAAATTCCTAATCTTTTAGCTTCTTCTACTACTGGGGGTTTTAAATGTTTCATACAATCAGATTTATTTGAAAAAGATTTTAGAATTTGAGAAGATGATGAAATTCTTACAGGAGAATTGAATCTTTTTAAACTGTTCATATCTTTATTTTAAATCTCGAAAGATTTAAAATAATTTTTTACTTTAATTTGATATTTTTTAACAAAAAATCGGGATATTTTTCATTAAACGAAGTTTCTGAGATGAAATTATTTTTTGAATAAAATATGAAGTAGGTTAAATTAAAAACTAAAATTTTAAAATTTGGTTAATCCTGATTTGGGCCATTAAACACCAAATTCATCAAGAAAAAAATCAACACTATATGGTACCATATATAATTCTTTTAACATTTCTATTGCTAAAATTAATTTTACATCATTAACATTATTCGTCATTTTTGGAAAAATATTTTTTCGAATTTGTATTTCTAATTTTTGATCTAATTTAGGCATTTTTTCAAAAATCCATCTTTGAACACTATGATTTCCACCTACAAATAAACGTAAAACATCTTGCAGGTCTCCAAAAAATTCAAATGGTGGAAATCTATTTGGCTGATTTAAATTAATTTTTTCTTGAGAAAAAACAGTAACTTCTTTTCCTTTTTTGTTCCATTTTACATAAGGATTTTTAAATGGAATAAATCTTGGTTTTGAACCTTCATATACTACTTCTGCTAATCTTGATCCTATTTTTGATTTTTGTTGTTTGAAATTAATTTTATCTGGATTAAAACATGTCGATACACCAAAATCTGAAATATAAACTAAAAATCCAACATTTTTTACCAAAAATACATCTTTTTCCACGTGATATTTTAGATATCCTCCTGGTGTAATCTTTTTTATTAAAATATTTACAGGTTTTAAATCATTATGTACAATACTTAAAACAGAATGTAAATAATGCAGACCTAATAAAAGCTGATACAGCATTGAAAGTTGAGATTCTAAAGTAGTTAACATTTGATTCCCAAAATCAAATGAAGCAGCTTCCATAAAAGTAACGTAACATCTGCCAGAATTAATTTTTTCATCAAATAATCTTTTCAAAACACAAGAATCACATTTTGTTACATTATAAAAAAATGTAAAATTTGGACAAAGTTTTTTTTCAAGAATTTCTGTTCTGATTGCTTCTAGAAAAATGTTTTCAGGATCAAAATAATCTTTAATTTTATTTTTATAATTTTTTTTTGAAGAATTTTCGAATATAACATCTATCATTGCTTCTTTGATAATAAAATAATTTTCATAATTTTTATCAGATTTAAATTTTGCTTTATAAACAACACCAAAAGTTCCTTTTCCAATGATTTCTATATTTTCTAAAGATTTTCTAAAATTCATGTTATTTCCCGAAACACACAAAGAATCATTAAACATTACAAATGATTCAAACATATCAATTAAAAAGTTTGATTCATCAATTCTTCGAGTTATCTGTTTATAAGAATTTGGATCTATAATTTTTTCTTCATTTAATTTTCTTTTATTTCTAATTTTTTCTTCATTTGATTTTCCTTCTTCAGCAGTTTTATTTTTTAATGAAAAAAATTCATCATTAATTTCCATATCAAAAACTTTTTGTTCGAAAATTTTTTCAAAGAAAAATTTGAAAAAAGAATTAAATTTTTGTAAATCTTCTTTTGAAAAGTTAATTCCTTTGTATTTTTTTGGAACATTAGTAATAAAAGGAAAAAAAATTGAAGAAATATTTTTATTTTTTCTTTCAAAAGTTCCATAAGATTGAAATGCTAACAAATTAGCTAATGATACTACAAGTAAAGTTAATTGATAATCTTTATTGTTTCCTTTTGATTCATTTAATTCATTAATTAATTCATCTACTTCATTTTCTGATCCTTTCCAATTTGTTAACCATTTTTGAATTTCAGTATATTCATTTATTAAAGTAGAAATGATATTGATTTCATTTAATGAAATATCAAATTCATTTAATAATTTTGAAATATCAATAAAACCTTCAAAATTTAATGTTTCTAAATTAAAAATTGGAATTTTTTTTATTCCATTAATATATTCTATTCCTAATATTTTATTTTCAGCAAATCCGTAATGAACAAAATCTTTTTTACGTTTTTTTACTAAATTATTTTCAGGATCTATTTTTCCAATATTTATTAAGAAAGAACAAGCAACAATTTTTTTCATTAAAAAATCAAAATTTTTTTCATCTTTAAAATTTTTTTTAATTAATAATAATTGTTCTGCAAATAATAATGACCAAATTGAATGTTCAAATAAATTTCCTGAATTCGTATTTACATTTAATGATTTATATAATTTCATTTGTTCTAATAATTTTTTTGTTTCAGTTGGAACATTTGAATAATTAAAATATTGCCAATCTAAATCTGAATTAATATCTCTTTCAAGATATTCAAATGGATTGTAAAACATAAATTTTGAATCAAAAGAATTAACAAATTTATTTAAAACAAAACCTGCATAATTTCCTTTTTGTAAAGCTGGAAAAAACCATTTTAAAAATGATTTATAAGATTCAACAATTTTTTTTTCGTCGAATTCTTTAATTTTTAATTTTAAATCTTTTGAAATAGAAATTTTTTCTGAACTATAATTTGATAACGAAAACATTTCTTTTAATTTTTCTTTAATTTCTTTCGGAATTGTTGGATGATCTAATAATCTTATAATATTATTTTCATTGTCTAAAATAATAAAAATTGCTTCTTTTTTTAAAATATAAGATTTAACCAAATTTTTATTTACTTTCATTTTTTCTTGATAAGAAGTAAACCATAATGATTCAAATACTTGTTGTTTTGAAATTTCTTCTGTAATAGATGAGTCTGGATTTTCTAAAACATTTTTTATAAGTTGATTTTCGTCAACATTATTTTCATAAAAATTATTCATCGGAAATTCATAGTTTGAATTATTAAAAATTAAATTTTGATAATAAACTGAAATTCCTTTTTGAAATTTAACACAATTAAAAACCCCATCAAAAAAATATTCTCCACACTCAAAATAATTAAAAGGTAATTTAAAATTACCGACATTTAATTTTCCATCCAAACCTTTTTTCCAGTCAAATTTTAATTTGTTACAAGCCATTTTTGATATTTTATGATTTTTAAATCATTTTAAAATTTTTTAAAATTCTTCATTAAATTGTTGGTATTCTTAAAAATGAGAAATTATAGAAAAAAACCAAAAAGGATAAATATTTTATTAGATCTTGATAGTACAATTATTTCTTCAATTACAAAAGAAGAAGAAAATTCTTTACTTAAACCTAGAATGAAAAAATTTAGATGGGAAAATATGGAAGGAATTTATAAAGTATTTGAAAGACCTGGATTACAAGAATTTTTAGATTTTTTATTTAAAAATTTTAATGTAAGTATTTGGACAGCAGCTTCAAAAACATATGCACTATTTGTAATCGATAAATTTGTTTTGAATCAAAAACCAGAAAGAAAGCTTGAATTTATTTTTTTTTCATATCATTGTTCAGAATCTGAACTTCAAGAAAAAACTCAAAAATCTTTAAAATTATTAAAATCACATTTTAAATTACCAATTTTTGATATGAATCAAACATATATAATTGATGATCATCCTGATGTATACAATGCACAGCCTAAAAATTGTATTAAAATAAAACCATTTGAATTTTCTGAAAGAAAATCTTTTTTTGACGATGAATTAAATAGTGTGATTAAACCTATTCTTAAAAAAATTCTAATAAATGATGATATGGAATAGAAAATTAAATTGATTTTTATTTTTAACTAAATTAATTTTTTAAAACTAAATTATGAAGAATTTATCAAAAGAGTAAAATTAAAATTATGGATCGAAAACATTGCGTTTTGTTTTATTCTAAAAATTCTCAAGAAAGTTTTGATTTATTTAATTATATAAATGGTCTTCCAATTGATTTACCAAGTTTAACTGGAATGACAATGATTTGTGCAGATAACGAATTAATTCGTTCTAAACTTTTAGAAAATAAAATTTTAGATGTTCCTGTTCTTTTGATAGAATATTTTATCTCTTCTTCTAAAGAATTTCCTAAAAAACAAAAACTTTTTAAAAATCAAATTTATCAATGGATTGATGAAATAACAAAAAAATGTATTATTGAACAAAAATATAATTCTCCAAAACAAAAATCACAAAAAAAAGTTTCTTTTCTTTCTCCTACTAGTTCTTCAATTCCAAATTCAATTCCAAATTCAATTCCAAATTCAATTCCAAATTCAATTCCAAATTCAATTCCAAATTCAATTCCAAATTCAATTCCAAATTCAATTCCAAATTCAATTCCAAATTCAATTCCAAATTCAATTCCAAATTCAATTCCAA